CGTTCGCTGTCCCGACTGGAAGGGGTTCATCCTGACCTAGTTCGCGTGGTCAAGAAGGCCGCGGCGATGTCGGACCTCGACTTCACCGTACTGGAAGGGCTGCGGACGCTGGCCCGCCAGAAGCAGCTTATGGCGCAGGGCGCGACGAAGACCATGAACTCGCGTCACCTGACCGGACACGCTGTCGATTTAGGTGCTATGGTGGGCGGCGCTGTGCGTTGGGATTGGGGCCTGTACCTGAAGCTGGCAGAGTTTGTTCGGTCCGCGTCCATTCATGAAAACGTCCCTATTCGCTGGGGCGGCACATGGAAACTGCTGACCGACATTAAAGGTCCGATCACGGCCAAGGTGCTTAGTCGGTCGTTTCCTGACGGTCCTCATTTTGAACTCCCAAGGAGCACGTACCCGTAGGCGGTGCGCGCAAACACGAAAGGAGAAATGATATGTCACTCGTACACTGGCTTCTTGGTCGTCTGAAAGAGCCGAGCACTTACGCCGGCTTCTCCGCTCTGGCACTGGCGTTTGGCCTGTCGGACGCACAGTGGGCGGCCATCTCCACGGCGGTCGCAGGTCTGGCAGGTGTCGCCGCTGTGTTCATGTCGGAGACGCCGAAGGCGTGATCAAACTTCTGTCGTCCCTGCTGTCGTTGTTTGACCGCCTATGGGCGGCGTGGAACGAACACAAGCTGCGGCAGCAGGGCCGGCATGAAGCCGTCAAGGAGATGGCTGATGAAGTCCAACGTCAAGTGGAACTGGCGCAAGAAGTCGCTGCTACTCCTGACCCTGACCGCGACCGCAGGCTGCGTGCACGGTTCGACGACGCCGCCGCTGGTAACTAACTCGTACTGCAAAATCGCGCAGCCGATCCGCTACAACTCCAAGCTGGACAGCCCAGCCACCGTCGCGCGGATTGAGCAGCACAACTCTACTTGGGCGTGTCTGTGTGACGACGACTGCCCAGCCAGCGCTCCAAATACCAAATAGCCTTGCCGATCTCCTGAGCCGCGTCGTCCTTATGGCCGGCGCGGCTCAAGTACTTCAGCGCGTTCCCGCGGCAGTAACCAGCGAACTCTTCCGGTGACAGCTTGGCCTGAATGTAGTCGATGGCTTCAATCCCGCCGACCTTATAGTGCGGCGGCGAGTTGACCGGATCGTTCGGAAAGTTAAACCGGATTTCGCCGGGAGCGGTCGTAGCTTCGCCGTGCATGATCTCCAGCGCCCGCTTCCACGAGCCGGGGTCGGATTGATCGTCGATCATTTCTTCAGCCTCTCCGCCAGTTCGCGCCGTTCGCGCATGGTGCGTAGCTTGCACAGCCGCTGATGCAGCCGCCGCGCAATCGCCGTGCGCTTGTGCGTGCTGATCTCGTCGTCCAGCATCTGCTGGACCTGCGCTTCGCTGTACTTCGACAGATTGACAGCCAGCGTCTGCCATAAAACCTTAGCCATTTTTTAGTTCCTCAATCGCGGTGTCGGACACGGCACGCTTGTCGTGCAGCGCCGCCCAGATGCGCTCGTCGATGGTTTTTTCCGCCAGCATGACGTAGACCCAAACGTCGTGCCGCTGCCCACTGCGGTGCAGCCGCCCGACGGTTTGTTCGTATAACTCCAGCGACCACGGCAGCGACAGGAACACCATGTGGCAGCCGCCGTGCTGGAGGTTCAGGCCGTGCCCGGCCGACTTCGGATGGACTAGCAGCAGTTCGACCTCGCCGCGGTTCCAGCGTTCGATGACGTTGTCGTCGTCGATGGTCTGCGCGTGCGGGAAGCGCCGCTTCAGTTCGGCCAGTTCTTCCTGATAATTGTAGACCACGATGGTGTTCGCCCGCTGGTTCTCGTCCAGCAGTTCTTCCAGCCGGTCGAACTTGTGGTCGCTGAACCAGATCGACGGGGCGCCGCCGTCGCGGTTGTAGACGAAGCCCGACGCCATCTGTTGCAGCTTGGTCGTCACCGACGCGGCGTTCTGCGCGATGACACGCTCGGCGCCGCAGCGGGCGACGTACGCAGTTCGGTTACATGTAACCCCGGCAGCTTGTCCTTGTACTCGCCCGGCTCCAGCACGTAGGTCGCCGGGCGGATGCGGGCCATGACCTGCTCCAGCGCGCCGGGCGCCGGTATCCACTGGCCGAAGTCGCGGTTGATGCAGATGAAGTACTGCTGCATGAAGGCGCCCTTGGCGCGGCCCAGCAGCGCCTGATCGACGATCTTGCACTGGCCGAACACGTCCTCAAGGCCGTTCGACGTGAACGATCCCGTAAGGCCCCAGCGCACCTTGACGCCCGCCAGCAGCTTCTCCAGCGCCTTGAAGCGCTTGCCGCCGGGGTTCTTCAGCCGGGTCAGTTCGTCGAACACAATGCCGTCGAAGCCGTCCAGCGTGTCCAGCTTGTCGAGATTGTCGTAGTTGATGACGACCGCATCGGCGCTGCTGACAAGCGCCGCTTGACGCTGCGCAGGCGCACCGACGGCCAGCGCCAGCCGCAGCCGCGGCGCCCACTTCGGGGCCTCGACCGGCCAGACATCCGTGCAGACACGCTTGGGCGCGACGACCAGCCAGCGCTTGACGTGGCCGTCGTCGATCATCGCCTGCATCGCGGTCAGCGTGATCGCGGTCTTGCCGGCGCCCACCGGCGCGAGGATCATCGCCCGGTCGCGCTCGTACAGGAAGTCCGCCGCGTCGTCCTGATAGGCTCTTAACTGAAGCGGCTGGCCCATGCGTCCACGTCGTCCTTCGACCAGAGGCAGGCGTAGTGCTGCTTGGTGTGCTGCATCTCTTCGGCGAATATCTGCTGCAACGCAGACAGACGCCCGCCGGGCTTCTTCAGTTCCACGAACCACGCCTCGCCGTTCGGCATACAGGCGATGCGGTCGGCGACGCCGACCTGCGTGATGCTGCGGAACTTGTACGCGTAGCCGCCCAGCGCCTTCACGCGCTTGACGAAATACGCTTCGATCTCCTTCTCAGTCATGGGCTGTGGACTACTGCAAATTTTTTTGCACGTCCACCCTTGTGAAACATTTTTTGTCGTGTATGGTGGGGGCCTCAAACAGTACAGTGAGGTTCAATAATGGCACAACATAGTCGTATTGTCGGCGGCTCGACCGCCAAGCGCGTCATCGCCTGCCCCGGCAGCGTGGCGCTGGTGGACAAGATGCCACCCAAGCCCAGCAGCAGCTACGCCGACACCGGCACTCTGCTGCACGACACGATTGCGGACGTTCTGCTGAAGGACGCAGACCCCAGCAGCTTCATCGGGCGCAAGCATCAGGACATCGAACTGACGCAAGACCTGATCGACGACAAGCTGCTGCCCGCGCTGCGGGCGCTGGACGCGGTCGATCCTAAAGCGGAGATGGAGTATGCGGTCGAAAGCGTGGTCGGCTTTGGCGATTTTCTGCCTGATGTGTTCGGCAGCGTGGACCTTATTGGTCGCCTTGGCCGTCGTGCTATTGTGCTGGACTGGAAGTTTGGCGATGGCGTCGCGGTCGAAGTCGAAGAGAACGCCCAGCTACTCTTCTATGCTGCGGCTGCTATCCGTACGCCGGCAACGGCATGGGTATTCGAGGACGTTGACGAAGTCGAACTGATCATCGTCCAGCCGCCCAGCGTGAAGCGCTGGACGACGACGGTGGAGCGCGTCAAGCAGTTCGAAGATGAACTGGCCCGCGCCGTCAAGGTGGCGCTGAAGCCAAACGCGCCGCTGGCCGCTGGCGATCACTGCAAGTGGTGCGCCGCCAAGCCGGTCTGCCCGCTGATGACCGGCGCCATCGACCGCATCGTTAAGGCCAAGATCGAAGCCCTGCCGGTCGAGCAGATCGCGCACTATCTGGATCAAATCCCGATGGTGGAGTCGTTCATCAAGGACTTGCAGCAGTTGGCGCACGGACTGATCGAAGAAGGTAACGCCGTGCCCGGCTGGAAGCTGGTCAACAAGCGCGCGACGCGCCAGTGGACCGACGCCGACAAGGCCGCGGCCTATCTGATGCAGGTCGGTGTCGAGCCGTACGAAGAAAAGATCATCACGCCCGCAGCGGCCGAGAAGGTGCTGAAGAAGGCGAAGCAGAACTTGCCCGACGATCTCGTGATCGCCGTGTCAAGCGGTTCCACCCTCGCGCCGGAGAGCGATCCCCGGCCGGCGGTGGTGCCAATCGGTCAGACGCTCAAGAAGGCTATGGCCAAAATCCAGTAACGTAACGAAGAAGGAGTACAGTAATGTCTGATGTAGTGAAGTTCGGTGGTGCCAACCTGCCGTCGGTCAAGTCCCTGTCGTCCGCTCTGCGCTCTATTGAGGCAGAAGTCGGCGGTTCGGGCGGAATGGTCATCCTGAAGATGGACAAGACCGGACACTGGGTATTCGGCGCCGATCAGACCGAAGTGGAAGATGACAGCGTCTGGGCGATCAACCCGTTCTCGTTCGTCCACGGCTATATTGCGTGGGGCGACGGTCAGGTCGTGGCCGAGAAGATGGCACCGGTGCATGAGCCGCTGCCGGAAACCGGTCCGGCCCCTGAAACGGCCAAGCGCGGCTGGGAAATGCAGGTCGGCATGACGCTGGCGTGCACCAACGGCGAAGACAAGGGCCTTCAGGCCCGCTACACGGCCACCTCGGTGGGCGGCAAGCGTGCTGTGCAGGCGCTGGCGCTGGCCATCGCCGATCAGGCCGACAAGAACCCGGACAAGCCGGTCCCGCTGGTGCGGCTCAAGAAGGAGCACTACCAGCACAAGTCGTACGGGCGTATCTACACGCCGGTGTTCGACATCATTGACTGGTCCTCGCTGGACGCAGATAGTGCGGACGTGGCTGCGGCCGCGGACGTTGACGACGAGCAGGATGATGCCACCGAGGCTCCCCGCCGTCGCCGTCGCGTCGTAGCGTAAGGGGGCGCGAAAGCCGGGGGCATCGTCGGGCTACTCGACGACAGGTTACAGGCCGCGCCCCCGGTGAGTAGCGGATGAAGAAGAGCAAAGGCGCCTACAACTACGCGATGGACCTGAGCACCGACGTGCTCTGCATGTCCTACGCGTTCGACGACGAAGAGGTGCGGACGTGGCTGCCGGGGCAGCCTTTCCCGCAAGCCGTCGCCAACCACACCGGGCAGATCAGGGCGCACAACGCGGCCTTCGAGCGCCTGATATTCTGGTACGTCCTGCAAGTGCCGTTCAAGCTGGAGCAGTTTTACTGCACCGCAGCACAGGCCCGCGCCAACTGCGCGCCGGGCAGCCTTGAGGACGTGGGCCGGTTCGCCGGGGCCAGTATGCGCAAGGACCACCGCGGCGCGCAACTCATTCGGCTGTTGTCGATCCCGCAGGCTGATGGCACCTTCCGCGAGGACGCCGACCTGATGGCCGAGATGATTGCGTACTGCGAAAGCGACGTGCGCGCCATGCGGGCGATCAGTCAGGCGCTGCGGGAGTTGTCGGCCGATGAACTGCACGACTATCACGTTAATGAGCGTATCAATGACCGCGGTGTCCTGCTTGATAAACCTCTGGCTCTGGCGGCGGTGCGCTACGCAGAAGCGGAAGCTGACGACATACAGGACATCGTTCGTGAAGTTACTGAGGGCGCGATCACGTCGGTCCGCAGCCCGAAGATGCGCGAGTGGGTTCTCGACCGCGTCGGACCGCAGGCGCTGAAGCTGGCCACGGTTTACAAGGACGGCGAAGCCAAGCTATCCATCGACAAGAACGTGCGCGCCAACCTGCTGGCGCTGGCGGAGGAAAACCCTGATGAAGTCCCGGCTGAAGTGGCGGAAGTTATCCAGTGCGCGGATGATCTCTGGGCCTCGTCCGTGGCGAAGTTCGCAAGGGCAGCGGCGCTGGCTGATGAGGAAGATAGCCGAGTTAGAGGCGCGTTCGTATTTGCAGGAGGTAGCGCTACTGGCCGCGCTTCATCGTTTGGGCTTCAAGTCCACAACTTCCCGCGAAAGTGCGCCGCCGACCCGGCACTAGCCCGCGAGGCCATCGTCCGCGGGCACAAGATCGTGCCGAAGTTCGGCCGCCGCGTGACCGACGTGCTGAAGGGCATGTTGCGCCCCGCGCTGACAGCCGCGCCGGGCAAGCATCTGGTCGTGGCCGACTGGGCCGCCATCGAAGCGCGGGTGACGCCGTGGGCGTCGAACACCAACAGCGGTGCGGCCAAGCTGGGCATCTTTGAGCGCGGCGAGGACGTATACAAGCACAACGCCGCAGCGACGTTCCGCGTCGGCTATGACGAGGTGGACAAGGACCAGCGCCAGATCGGCAAGGTGCAGGAATTGGCCTGTGGATTCGCTGGCGGTGTGGGCGCCTTCGCTGCGATGGGCCGCATCTACAACGTCGTGCTGCCTGAGCATCAGGCGCGGCGCATGGTGGACGGCTGGCGCCGGGCGAACCCGTGGGGGCCAGCCTACTGGGAAAAGCTGGAGCGGGACTACATGGCGGCCATGCGCAACCCCGGCACGGAGTTTTCCGCAGGTCGGACGACGTATTTATACGACCGGCAGCATCTTTGGTATGCACTGCCGTCAGGACGTGTGTTATGCTATCCTTTCGCCCGCTTCGATGAGGAGGGCAACATCACCTACGCGAAGGCATCGTGGAAGCCCGCAGCCGACGCAAAGGAATGGCCGCGCGCCCGTCTGTGGAAGGGGCTGGCCTGCGAAAACATAACGCAAGCCGTGGCCAACGACCTGTTGCGCCACAGCCTGCGGCGGCTGGAAGAGGAAGGGTTGGACTGCGTGCTCCACGTTCATGACGAGATTGTACTGGAGACCGCCGACCCTGAAGCCGCGGCTGCGAAGCTGCTCAAGATCATGACAACCGCGCCGGCATGGGCCTACGGCCTGCCGCTGAACGCGGAAGTCGCCACCATGACCCGTTACGGAAAGTAGGAGAGCAAGCGATGAGTGAGGATCGCGCGAAGTTCATCGAGTACATCAGCAAGCTGTGCTACGGGGAGGGTGAGACCATTCTGCTGCTGAAGCAGAAACCCAAACTCGACGCAGACGGCAACATCATCTACCCCGGCGGCGGGGTACCAGACGCGACGTTCCCGTCATTCCTGCCGCACAAGGCCAAGATCAAGGATGGCGAGTCGTGGTATATCAACACCGGCTCGTTCATCATTGACCGCTTCAAGGACGGCAAGCCAAGCGCCCGCCGCGAGAACTGCGACTATGTCCTGTTCATGATGCTGGACGACATCGGCACCAAGTCGAAGACGCCGCCGATTGAGCCGACATGGATCATGGAGACCAGCGCCGGGTCGTTCCAGTGGGGCTACGCCTTCAGCGAACAGCCGACCAAGGGAGACTTCACCGCAGCGATCAAGGCTATCGCGGACGCGGGCTACACCGATCCGGGTGCCAACAACCCGGTGCGCAACTGCCGCCTGCCGGGCAGCGTCAATCTGAAGCGGGGCCGGAACAATTTCGAGGCCCGGCTGGTCGAGTTCCACCCTGACCGCGAGTATACGCTGGAGCAGATTTGCGAGGCGCTGGGCGTCGAGCCAGCCGAAGCGGACAGCGCCGAGTTCAAGCCGGTCAATATCCGCGACACGGGCGGCGACACGGTGCTGCAATGGCTGTCCGACAACAGCCTTGTGCTGTCCAAGACGAACCACGAAGGCTGGTGCGGCATCGTTTGTCCGAACCACGCCGAGCACAGCGACGGCAATATCGAAGCGCGCTACAAGCCGCTCGACCGCTCGTTCTGCTGCTACCACGGACACTGCCAGCACCTCGACAGCCGCACGTTCCTCGACTGGGTGCATGACAACGGCGGACCGAAGACCGCGCCGGGGCTGCGCGATGAACTGATCGCGGAGCATATGAAGCGCATGGCGGACAAGATCATGCCGACCGACGCTTACCCGGACGAAGCCGCGGCTATCGTCAAAGAGGTCGAACGCAAGGAAGCCGGGCGGCTGGAGAAGGCCGAGTGGTTCGAGCGCTTTGCCTACATCCAGTCGGATGACAGCTATTTTGACATGGTGACGCGCCGGGAGACGCCGCGGCATGTGTTCAACGCGCTGTTTCGGCACGTTGAGTGCAAGTCGATGCACGGGGCGAAGAAGAACCGCGTGCAGGCCAGCGTCTACTTCGACGAGCGCCGGCAAGAGTACGGCGCCAAGGCGCTGGTGGGTGTCACCTACGCGCCGGGCGAAGACGTGCTGGTGGCGCGTGACGGGCTGGTCTACGGCAACACATGGATCAATTACCGGCCAGACATGTCGGGCAGCGATCCGATCCGCGACCGGGACATCGCGCCGTGGCTCGACCACTGCCGGCTGCTGATCCCGGACGAGCGCGAACTGAACCATGTGCTGAACGTCATGGCGTTCAAGGTCCAGCGCCCGAACGTCAAGATCAACCACGCTGTGCTGCACGGC